GTGGCGCAATTTTCAACTGGAATATTGGCGCACTTTTCAATTAGTATCTACAGTCTTTGTGCTGTGGAGAAAATCAGAAAAGGCACTCGGTGGAATGGATTTTATACAGAACGGATGCTTAATGACATCAAGGGGTGCAAGTGGGAAAATATAATAATAAAACTTCTTTGATATGAAAACATGTGTATTTATAACCGGAACAAATAGTGTTGGGAAAACAACGCTTGCCAAAGCTCTGATAGAACGGTTCGGCGGTATCAAAGAAACAGCGAAAGAACTAACCTTTTGCAATGATTCAAGAGTATGTTTTGCCGGACGATACAGAGATGAAAACCGCTTCGGAGGTGTAGACGCATTAAACTGTACCCGCGTTCTTCCCGATGTCGTTGCCAAAGGCCTTGAAAGATGTGAAGTAATTTTCTGTGAAGGTTCGTATCTTGATACTTTCGGGATGAATCTCACAGATGCGATGTTCAAAGCCCAAAGACATCTGATTGTATTCCTTTATGCAGACAGTAAAACAATTCATTCCCGGTTGCTTCTTCGGGGGAAAAAAGGGGTTTCATATCAGACATTGCCAAAGCAGAAAAGAGCTTGCCAAGCTGCGGGAAAATGGGCAGAAATAGGCGTACCCGTTCTTTGCTTCAACACCGGCATTATGACAGTTGAAGAAGAAATAGAGCAAATTTGTATCAAGCTGCGTTCTATTTGCAAAAATGGATAAAGTGCAGACAATCATAGCATTAATTAATAAGAACAATGGCAAAATATTATCAGTCACCAAGATGGAGCAACGAAATTGCAGATTGCAGTATGCCAATGACATTCGACACGTATTCAAATTGTTCATTTGGCTGCTTGTATTGTTTTTCGCAGTTTCAACGTGCCGTAGGCGATAGCAAAGAGGCATATTTGCATAAAGAAGTTCACAGCGTATCTGTTGAAAAAATAAAAAAGATGTTTTCGGACCCGGATAAGTATGGAGGCCAGTTCAAAGAGTACATCAAGCAGCGGAAGGTTATGCAATGGGGCGGTTTATCTGACCAATTCGACGGCTTTGAGCGTACCCGCGGCATTACTCTTGAATTACTTCGTTTTTTTAAAGAAATCAATTATCCTTTGTGTTTCTCAACAAAGGCTACATGGTTCACGAAAGATGAGCGTTATATGGACCTTATACGCGGACAGAAGAATTGGAACTTCAAATTTTCCATCATTACGCTGGACGAACAGAAGGCGCATATCATCGAGAAAGGTGTACCATCTCCCAAAGAGCGTCTTGACGCGCTGGAAAGGATTGCAAATGCTGATGCCGGAGGTGCGACGCTCCGGCTCCGGCCTTTCATTATCGGAGTATCAACACCAACATACCTTGACCTTATCCGTGAAGCCGCCAACAGAGGAGCAACGGCCATGAGTACGGAGTTCTTTTGCGTTGAGCAACGTTCCCCAACCTTGAAAGCCTTTATGCCGACTTTCAACGAGCTATGCGGATTTGATGTCATGGAGTTCTACCGCAAATATAGCATATCATCTGGCTATCTTCGTCTGAACCGGAAAGTGAAAGAACCTTTTTTTAAAAACATGAAAGCACTTTGCGAAGAGGTCGGGATGCGCTTCTACGTTTCCGATGCGCATTTCAAGGAATTGTGCTGTAACGGTTCATGTTGTGGCCTTCCTTCTTCCTGGAACTATTCACGCGGGCAATGGTGCGAGGCATTACAGATAGCAAAGGAAAATGGATATGTACATTGGCCGGATATAAAAGGGGATATTGAAAAACTGGTAGGCGACTTTGAATGGATTCGCGCAATAGGTTTCAATACCAATAGCTCGGAAAAGAAAGCGAAATTTGACACAATGACAATGGCCGACTACATGCGTTGGCTTTGGAATAATCCGCAGGCGGGGCAAAGTCCATACAAACTATTTGAAGGTGTCCTGCTTCCCGTTGGGAAGGATGAAGAAGAAAATCTGATATACAAGTATAACGGTCACGAATAATGGCAGAAACAGAGAAGAAGAAAGCAAAGAAAATGAAAGACTACCGGCAAGCGCAGATTGTCCGGTTGGACATTATATCAGAGCTGTACAAGCGCGGCTATTCCTACCGGGAAATCCGCGATGAAGTAATGGCCCGGCTTGACTTGTCTTCTTATTCACTTCGTACTGTAAGCAAGGATGTTAACAGACTTCTGCAGGAATGGCGGGAAACCCGTATCGAAAACACAGACTTGGCCTTGCAGTTAGAACTTGAAAGGCTTGACGCGATTGTAAAGGAGGCCTGGGCTGCTTGGGAGAAATCCAAAGAGGATTACACAACCAGGAACAGTAAACAAAAAGGTGTTCCCGGTGATTTGGTGAAAAAAAGCGATTATGAAGGCAGTGATACCAAATCGGAGGAAATCATTACCGTACAAATGGAACAGTCAAGCAAAGAGGTTGTATGTACGGGGGACCCGCGCTATCTTGATATAATTCATAAGGCTCTGATTGAACGTAGAAAGCTTCTTGGGCTGTATGCTCCGGAAAAGAAAGATATTTCCGGAGGAATGTCCTTTGAAGCTCTTTTAATGGAAACCGGAATTGTAGATAATGAGGAAAAATGAGGCTGACATAAAGAAACGTGCCGCCATTTTATTCGCATCATGGAGGGCAGATTGGAACAAATTCATCAAAGAGGTGCTTGGGGTAACTCTTGACGAGGAACAGCAGGACATTGTTACGGCTGTACAGACAAACAAAATTGTTTCCGTCCGTTCCGGTACTGCTCGTGGCAAGGACTTCGTGGCTGCATGTTGCGCTGTTTGTTGGCTCTATCTGAAACCACGATGGAACACAAAGGGGGAACTTATAGAGAATGCCAAAGTTGCGCTGACAGCCCCAACAGACAGACAAGTGAAAAATATCATGATGCCGGAAGTTTCCCGGCTTTACAATCGTGCCAAACGCCGTAATTTTGTCCTTCCCGGAAGATTGAATGCTTATGATATAAGAACTGACAATGATGAATGGTTCCTAACGGGATTCAAGGCTGATGAGAACAACCATGAGGCGTGGTCCGGATTCCACGCTGTGCACACGTTCTTTATCGTCACGGAAGCTACGGGTATTGTTGATGATACATTCGAGGCCATTGAAGGTAACTTGCAGGGTGATTCGTGTCTCCTACTTGTCTTTAACCCCAATACGAATATCGGATATGCGGCACGCAGCCAAAAGGCAAAACGATGGAAAAAATTCTGCCTCAATAGCCTTACTGCCCCAAATGTGAGGGAAAAGAAAAATATCATTCCCGGCCAGGTGGATTATGAATGGGTGAAAGAAAGGGTTGAGATTTGGTGTGAACCAATCAGAACAGAAGATATATCGGAAAAAGAAAATGATTTTGAATTTGAGGGACAATGGTACCGTCCTTCGGACCTGTTCAGAAAAAAGGTGCTGGGCCAGTTTCCTAAAGTCGATGAAGATTCATTGATACCGTTACAATGGATTGAACTTGCGCAGGAACGATGGAAAAATTATCATCTTGGGAACCGCAACTACTGTCGTTTGGGTGTGGATGTCGCAGGAATGGGACGCGACTGCTCCGTTTACTGTTTCCGGTACAACAACTACGTTGAGAAGTTCGACAAACACAATTCCGGTGGAAGGGCCGACCACATGAAAGTTGCAGGGAAGGCCATGAATGTAACCAAGAATACAACTGGAACAATGATATTCATTGATACTATCGGGGAAGGTGCGGGTGTTTATTCGCGCTGTCTTGAGGTGTGCGACGAAGAAGGACTGAATACTAAAAAGGCCAATATTCATAGTTGTAAATACAGTGAGGGGTCTAAGACCAAAAGCGGCAAGGAATTGACGGATATAACCGGACAATACACGTTTGCCAATATGCGCGCTTATCTCTTTTGGTGTGTCCGCGATTGGTTGAACCCGGACAACGGTATGAATGCCATGCTGCCGCCAGGTGGAACTTTCGCCGAAGAAGCGACAGAAATCAAGTTTAGCTTCATGGGAAGTGGAAGAATAATCATTGAGCCTAAAGAGGACATAAAAGAACGGCTGGGCTTCTCCACGGATGAATTTGACGCACTTGCCAATACCTTTTATCCTGTACAACTCGTACATGAAGACGCTTACGACAGATACGAAGAAGATTTGGAAGATGAACTTTATTAAAGACATAACTTATGAAAACGATTGATGAAATTCTAAACAGCGCACGGATACCGTCGCAGATAATTGAGGATTTGAAATTCAAGACTGTTTCCGTACCACCTTGGAGCAAGCTTGAAAAAGAATACGAACCGAAATATCACCCGGTAATGACGGACAAGACCTACCGTGACTTCGTAAACAAGAAGGGTGAGCTTATCCGTATGTGTCGTATCACTATGGGATTACAAAAACTGGCAGTAAAACGCATGACGGAGCTTGCATTTGGTATTCCGGTCAAACGTGTGTACAACGCTAAGAATGACAGCGAAAAGAAGGTTGCCAAGATTATGGAGGGGATATTTGACAAGAACAAAATAAACAGTGTCAATATCGAACGCGGACGCTATCTGTACGCCTCTTGTGAATTTGCCACAATATGGTATAGCCAAATTCAAGAAGCTGTATATGGAGGGGAAAAAAGTAGTTTAAAGCTGCGGTGTAAGACCTATTCCCCCATGAAGGGAGATTTGTTATATCCGTTGTTTGATGAATATGACGATATGATTGCTCTTTCCATTCAATACACCCGTGAAGTGAGGAAAGAGAAAACAACCTACTTTGAAACCTATACAGACCACAAGCATGTTCGGTGGGTGCAGTCGGGACGTAGAAGCGAATGGATTGAGGAACTTAACGAAGACATCAAAATTGGGAAGATTGCAGGCGTATATGGCACC